AAAGGATACAACGGCACGTACACTTGCTAGGGAAGCAAGAGACTTAGCCCCAAGAGATGTCTCATTCTTGAAGTCAATCTTAGACCAGATAAAGTCTTTTGCAAACTCTGCTGGCTTAAAGAAAGAAGGATACTCTTGACGAGCAACTTCTTGCATAATCTTCTTCTGTGCATCCGCTGTTGCCCCAGGAGTAATTCTATCGCGAGATATCTGAACTACCTTTTCAATCTGAGCATTCTGCTTGGCATTAAATTCTTTAATAAATGCCTGTACATCAGCATTGCTGAACTTGCCAGTATAGCCAGCCTCTTGGGCTGCTTGAGTCATAAGTGCTTTTGCTGTAGCAGTTGTAAGTTTAGTTACAGATGAAGTACTTGTTGTTGTACTAGTATCTGTTGGACCACCTGACGATGTAGCCATAAGGCTTTCGAGGAATGGAGCAATACCTGCAAGAATAGCAGCATCCTGTGAATCTTTGGCAGGTGTTACTGGTTTCTCAGCCATATTAATTAACCGCCTTTAGTGTATCATTGTCGAAATAGTTTTTAATCATTGTTTCTAGATTAGGGTCCCACTGCTTTGCATTTTCAGAAACCCATTGATTGTAGCCATCCTTGATGATTGCCTTGCGAGGGTCATAGTCAGGAAGACTCTGGTAGAATATCGTAAAGATATTACGGGCTTTAATGAACAGTTGGGCATCTTGCCAGAACTGGCTATCACCACGTGCAGACATGAACTTCTCATTAGTTGTAATTGTCTGGAATGCCTTAGCATACTTGTAAGACTTATCACCACTGGCAGAGAGTTGAAACTCATCGTACCATTCTGGACTCTGTGCTTTGAAAGTAGTCTCAGCAAGTTTATCTAGCGCAACTTTAAGTTCAGGGTGGGCACGAAGTGTCTTGCCATCAGTAATCTTAGCCTCAAGCGCATCGCGAACAAGGTTGTACTGTTGCCATGTACGGTTCTTCATCCGCTCTGCTTCTGCTTCTTTAGGAGTAAGTTTGAATTCATTGATTCGCTTACTTGTTCCTGGAAGAGTTAGATTAGGATTGCTTAAGATACCAAGGATATTAGCAGACTGTTCTGATGGGTCACGACTTAGGTCTGCTGTAAGCAAACTAACAAGTCCAACTTCTCCTGGCTCAATGCCAGCAAGTAGTCCAACAAGTTCATCGTTATCTTCAAAGACACGCTTGTAGCCTTCGTAGGTTGCTGGGATGTTAACATTACGAGCAGCACCAGAAGCAGTCACGCGGTCAAGCATGAACTTAGTACCAACTGTGTTAATCATTTCATCACCAGCAGCATCACGGGCATCCTGTGTACTGTAGCCCATCTTGTTGTACTTCTCTACAAGACGGTAGTAAAGGTTAGTTGTAAGGCGCATAGGGTTGGTTTCAACCTTGTATGGCACACCAGCAACAGAGATAAAGCCAGAAATAAACTTGTTAGCCCATAGTGAGCGTGTTTCTTCCTCAATCTGCTTATCTGTTGGGAATGTATCTTCGATACCCATTTCAACTAACATCTTGTGATAGTTGTATACAGACTTCCATGATGCTAAGTAGTCAGCCTTACCAGGGTTACCTGTTGCAGCATTGTAAAGAGCATTAGCGTATGGAGGCGTGAATACCTTAGTAGCAGATGTTGGCGCTCCGTATGGGAACCAAGTATCATAAAGGTTTAATCCACCAATATTAAGGATGTCTCTAATGCCTTCTTCTGTTCCAGGGAACTTCTGCATAATCTTACCAACTGAAAGCGCAGAGATAAAAGATGGAGATGGTTGGTTAAGTAGGAAGCCAAGTGACTTAGCATTAAGGGCTAGACCCTCATCCATGTAACCTAGTGCCATTTCCTTTGTTCCAGGAACAATGATATGAGTAATAGCATTAATGTCTTCGGTTGGGTTACCGTTCTCATCTACGCCAAAGTTCTGGAATGCACGACCATAGTTGTATGCAAAGCCTGTCATGCGTACTGGATTCTTGACAGCAAGACGTCCATAACGATAGAATGCGTTTACTGTAGCAGTAGGGAATGCAGCAACTGCGCGAGCATTGTGCATCAAGCGATTCTGACGACGAATAGTATATACTGTCTTCTCAAGTTCTTGAATTGCTTCACGACCAGAAGACTGGCGTAGTGCGTTCCAACGAGCAGGTGTCATTTCGATACCTTGCTCTATTAAGTAACTAGCCTTACGAGCCATAGCATCTAATGCAACATTATCGAAGTATGCATTACGAATAGGGTTTTCAGCACTTGCCATCTTACGGAAGATTGCAGCACTTGTATTGTTTACAAGGCTTGATATTGCTTCGTACTTTCCAGGTCCAACTCCAGTATCGGCAACGCCATAAGCAAAGTTAGTTGGTGCAATATCATAGAGTTCATCAGCATATGGTGCAAGCCATGTCTGGAGTTCCTGCGCTGTTACTTCTCTTTGGAGAATCGCAGCACGTGCCTCTAATGATGGGAATGTGCGCTCAACAAGCGCGACCTTATCAGCGAGATAAGCAGGAACTTGCTTTGCTTCATAGATATCAAAGTTCTTTAGGTATGATATACCCTGTTGGCTAGCAGCCCAACGCTTAAGTTCAGCCATTGGTGTACCAGCAAGGATTAAATCCATTAGTGGGTCTTGACGAATGATTCGGTTAGCAACATGTGCTAGTTCACCAAAGTATAGTGGGTCAGCCACGCCTACAGCGCTTGTTGGAACCTTACGCTTGATGATTCCTTGGCGTGTGCCTACGGATAGTTCACCCAAGAAGTTCAAGTCTGCAGTACGTGCGTTACTGATTTCAGCACGCATCGCTGCACTAAAGTTATTAGTTCCAGTTACGAAGGAATCAATGCTTACGAGTTGGCCATTGACCATACGTGTTTGGTTCTCTTTAGCATAGTAGCGCTTCTTAAACGCTGCTGGCTTAGCCCAAACATCTGCCTGTGCTTTTAACGCAGGCTTTAACTCATTAAGAATATTATCTACAGTCTTATAGGCATCTTCAAGGGCGCTGTCTGCACTCTTGATAACATTCTTATTGATAGCCATCTTTCTAATGATGTCTTTATAGTTATCAATTGCTGCTTTAGCCTTAGCAATTTCAGCACTCTTTGCCTTTGTAATTGTATTAGGCTTAGCCTCAATAAATGCCAAACGACGCTCTAATGTTGTAAGACTTGGGATTGCTTCTTTCATTCCAAGTGGAACCATTGCAGAGCGCAAATCCAACTCAATATTATCCATCAAAGCACCAGCAGATTGAAGTTCTTTGCGTGCCTCAGCAAGAGCAGATGCCTTTACAGCAGGAGATGCCCCACCCTTAAGCAGGTCTTCTACCTCAACTTGTAGCATATCTTTGATAGCAGAAGCCTTTAAGTATGCTGCTTGCTTATCCTTGACAGCGTTATTGACCGCTTTCCATTCCTTGCGATTAAAGTTCTTTTTAATGCTGTATGCAACAGTATTACCTAGGTTGCGGAATGCACGGTCTGTAATACCAACTACGTCTCTCCATATGAAGTCCATACCCTGTGAAATGGTAGCACTAACAATAGGTTCAGCAATTGACTGCTTAATAATGTACATAGGGCGTACAAGTACGTCGAATGTCCAGATACGGTTCAAGTCACGGAATGCCTGTTGAGCAGCCTTGCCAGTATTAATGGCACCAACCTTTAATTTGCTGGTTTCAGTTGCTAAATTCATTTGTGATTCGATAGAATCCCAAGGTGTAAAGCGATATGACTCTTCTAGTTGGCGTACAGTCTGAGCATTAGTCTCAATGCGTCGTCCATCGTGTCCAATAGCAAAGCCATTTGACTTTAATGTATCAATACCACGATTAACGTTGCCTCGGAAGGTACGAATGTGGTTAAGAATCTCATCTTCGTTGTAAATACCAGCCTTATATGCAAGCATACGGCCGATTTGCTCATCAATCTTATCAAGAGTTGCAATCTCATCTGTGCCAATTGACTTCATGTACTGTTCTTCAAAGTCACGGCGTACATCGCCGACCTTCTTGAACACATTCGGTGCAACTTCAACAGATGCATTGCCATCTTTGAACAACTTAATGTTATTCATGAAGGCATTTAACTCAATGCGACCATCAAGTGGTCGTACTCCAGAGAATGTAACAAAGCCTAAAGGCTTGAATTCAGTCTGACGGCTTGTCATCTTGACTAAACTTGTTACTGCTCCACCAATTTTATTGCCTAGTCGTACTTCTAGGAAGTCACCAAGTTCATCAAACTCACGGAAACGTGCCGCACTCTTAACATTGCGTAGCGCTTCGGAACCTTTAAGGTATGCACCCTTAGCAAATGTTGGCTCAATAGGCATGAATGCCTTGCCACCAACAAGTGGGCTGTAGTTATCGTCAAAGAATGCTTCACGCACCTTAACGAATTGTGGGTTCTTTGCTATAGCAGCATCGTATGCTGACTTTAAGCGCTGAACTGCTGCACCTTCTGGTATGTATACCTGACCAGTTTGGATAAATTTACTTTGTAATTGTGATGCTGTATCTGATAAATCAAACAAATCATCTGGACTTGTAGCCGCTAGGCGCTGTAATGCAGCAACGTTTCCCTTATCTGCAAGAATAAGGTCTTTTACCGCATCTGGTGTGGAAGCATCACGAACAAGGTTAACTAAACGACCATTAGTGCTGTATTTGCCAACTAGGTCTGAAATAACGCCAAAATCTCTTGATTCAGCAAGAAGATTCATGTGAGTACCAGAAACTGTCTGACTTCCAGCAGTTCCGTTGCTCTTGGCATACAAGATGCCGTTATTCATGTCCGCTTCTAGTTCATCAATTGTTTTCTTGGCAGTGTAGAGTCCAGCCTTGGCTCCGCCTGCTTTAGCAGCGATACCTACAAGTTTACCAACTCCACCAAGAGCAGCATTACCTACAACGAAATCACCAATACCAGTGAACCAACGACCTACAGCATTATCTACGTAGTTCTTCTGAATGCTTGCATCGTTCCATAGGTCAACATCATCAATATCAATGTTACCAGTAGATAGAACTGCAGCAGATAAAGGCTTAACAAGTGGGATTAGGTCTGACTTAGTAAGAGCCTGCATTGTTGAGACTTTAGCACTACGGTTGTACGCAGCCTTAATGTCATCAAACTGGAAGCCCTCTTCGTATTCACCCTTTTTGTAGAGTGGTGAAGATGTGTCAGTAAGAAGTCCGACTGTTGACAAGGGGCGAAAAATGTATGGAGATAGAACTTCTGTATTAAGAGCAACTGCTCCACGAAGAAGGTAGTCTCCAGTCTTTGCTGCAGCCTTCTTGGCAATACCAGCACCAGGAATGTTGCTTATTGCTTGGTCAGCAGCGCTTAAAGCATTTTTAACTGTATCGTGTAACTCTTTTTCTTTGCGAAGTTCATCTTCGCTTAGGTAAGAACCGCCACCTGTTAGTCGTTTACCAACGGCACCGAAACTAGAGAGGGCACTTGTGAAGTCATTCCAGGCTCCCATGCTTACCCCCTAAAACTTTTATAATAATTTTTCTCTGTTCCACCCTTGACGTCTTCATTAGTGATAGCCATGATGAATGCATCACGCTCTTCTGGAGACTTCCAAGATACCATAGCAAGTTCCATAGCAATACCTGCATTTTGGTAACCAAGTGAATTGGCAAATTTATCGATGTTGTCAAAAAGGCTACCTGGTAGCCATGCCGCATCTTTCATTATTTGCTCGCTAGATAGTTAACGAATCGCTTAAATGAGTCTGGAGCACCTTCATAACTTGCAGCCTGGATTAGGTCTGGAAGATACTGAGAAATGATTGCTTGATTTTCTTCTGGTCGTGTATTAGCGGAAATGTTCTTAGGCATTGCATCGCTTCCAACACCAGGACCAAAGTCACTACCAGCAGTAATTGGTTCTGCAGGATTGTTAGTTGGGTCTAATAATGTACCAAGACGTGGCATCTCTGGGATGGCACTTGCAGCAGCAGAACTGCCAGTAGGTGCTTGTGCCATTGTTGCGCCACCTTGTTGTTCGTTTAATGCTTTTGATGCACCATAAGTGCCACCTGACATATAGCGATTAGGCTGTCCATCTTTAGAACCTGCTCCACCAGTACCAGAAACTCCAGTATTGTTCTGTGGTGCAGTTGGTCTGTATCCGCCTTTTGCCATTATGTCTCCTACTTAGAATATTGAGTAAATGTGTGAATAGGTTCCGAGCAATACATATCGTATTCGATTGCATATGCGATAGCCTTGCGAACCATTGTTTCAGCCTGTGCTACTGTTTTTACTTTCGATACACCCAACGCTGCCAGCGCACCAAGGGCAATATCGCCGCCAGAACCCATAACATATACATTACGAATATCGGTGTCCCAAGAGTAATCATCTTGAACCGAGTAAATCTGCCCCTTGACTGAGACGAGAAATCCGCCTTCATTTGTTGCAATGTCCCCATCTTCTTTCATATCAATACCAGCATCAATGAAATTCTTTCTCATCGCTGGTATAAACTTTTGACTCATGAACTTGTCAAGGTCTTCTTTAAGCGTTGGCTTGGGTTGTAAATATCCATAATGCAAGATGTTACTTGCACGTGATGACCCACAACCAGCAATTAGAATACCGTTGTTATCAACAATCTTTGGAGTTTTAGAAACTTGGAAACGACCATCATCATCGCTGATACGTGAATCGCATCCTAGTACCGACCAACCGTCACCTTGAATCGCTACTAGCGTTGTCATTTTATCCCCTTGTTGTTACTCGTCCGCTTGTCTTGCCGCTTCCACTTAAAGTGGATAGAATTGTTTGTAAATCTGGTGGTGGTGCTTGAGGTGCTAAGCCTTCTGGAGAAGGAGCGCCTCCTGCTGGAGCGCCACCTGGAACAGGGGACGGCTGCTCGACAGGAGTACTTGGGACACCAGCAGGAGGAACCTGCTGCTGCGGAGCGAATATATCGCCAACAGCGTCTTCAAGAGGTAAACCCTTTTGACGCGATTTAATAACCGCAGCAATTTTAGTGATGATTGGTGAAACATCGCCCCCAGTTGACGCCATTTGTGGAATCGCCTGTGTTAAAGCACTGATAGAACTTAGAAGTGAAGCACGTAGTCCTTCAACTTCAATCTTTTCTAATTCCTGTGTAACGTTAACTGTGAATGGGAGTTCACGCATAGCCATATCCTTAGAGATAAGACCGCCACTAAGGGCTTGTAGCATGAAGATAAGTCCCTGTGCTGGGTTCAAACCAGCGAGCATTCCATAACGTACATCTGCAGAGTAGTCACCCTTGATATCCTTGGATGGTCTGTACTCAACTTCGTATGGAGAACCAGAATCTACACCACGAATAGTCTTTGTTTCTGGATAAATCTTTTCATCAATCCCCAGATCGGAAGAGCA